GACGGCAGCGAGGACGCGCCAGCGTTGCATGGGGACGATATTGCGCTCCCACCGCATCAGCGTCGTCGGCCGCACCGACAGCGCAAGGGACAGGTCACGCTGCGACCACTGCGCCACTTTGCGAGCGAAGACAAGGGCCTCGCCACCGCCGCGCATCACCGGATCGCGGCGCTTGACGAAGTTTCGTTGTCGTAGCTTTTCCCTGTTCTCGAGGTCGCGGAGGCGCCTCCGCATGTCGTCGATCTGCTGCTGTAGCGTGTCCACGTCGTCACTCCGCAAACATGGTGGGGGTGTAGCCGTTCGCCAACCGCTTGGTTGCGATGTCGTAGTGCTCGCGCTTCTGCTCGCTGCCCACGCATCGTCGGCCTTCGATCATCGCCGCAAGCGCCGTCGTGCCTGACCCGATGAAGGGGTCGCAGACGAGGTCACCGGGGCGACTGTAATCGCGCACGATGGAGCGCATCAGGTCGAGGGGCTTGGCGCCTGCGATGCCGACGCCCTTTTCTGTCGGTGCTTCGTACGCGCCTGGGAGGCACCCCCACGTCGAGAATTCGCGCGTCCGCGGCCTGCTGACCATCGCATACACCGCCCACGACGACGGGCCATCCCCGACAAGGCGCGGGCGCTTCTGGATGATTGGCACAGGCGCGAACGTGGCGCGTCCTGCGTTTCGGAATGCTTGTTCGTACGCGCCAATCAGATCGTGCGACGTCATGGCAAGCATCCACCCGCGACACCGTGGCGCCCACGATTCGACAAATGCGATGACCTCGCTGGGCGTCATCGCGTCGTAGGCGATGGCGGTCCGCTCGGCGCCGTCGGGCAATTCGCTGCCTGCGATGTGGGCGTTGGTCGCCTCGTGCGTCCGGGCCCCGTAGGGTGGGTCGGTGATCACCGCATCGACACGATCGATCTGCGCCAGCGCGTCCTGCCAGCGTCCGAGATACAATTGTGCTGTCATACTCTCCCTCGTCGACGTGGGCGTCAGGTGCCGCCCATCTCCTTATAGATTTTCTGCACCAAGCCCCAATCGCGGTCGGTGAACGCGCTTTCGGGCTTGCCCTTGCTTTCGCTCACGGCCCGCTTTGCGCGGGCCCACTTCGCCTCGTCACGTTGGCCGGGCACGGGGCCCCTCCTGTCGCGGGAACATCGCCCGGTGCTGCTCCACCATCCGCAGATAGCTGGCGACCAGCGCCCGTTCCGCGTCGCCGAATTCTGCCTCAAGCTTGTTCAATGAACCCTCGGCGAACATCACCGCGGACAGCGCATGGATCTCGTCCTCGGTCATCGCCGCAAGCTCGTCCGGCGTCGGTCGTTGTCGCATATATCCTCCACCCTTGAGAGTACCACGGACAGGTCAGGTCGGACCCTCGGTGTCGTGAAGTGCAATCACATCGGCATAGCGCCGCTCCTGCTTCACTTGCTGCGCCGCCGCGCATTCCTCAAGCGTCAGGCCGAGCAAGGTCGCGCACTCGCTGAGGCACCACAAGACGTCCCCGAGCTCGTCCCGCACCTCGGCCAGCGTGATTGTGTCGCCCTCGGTCAGCGACCACCGTCGCACGGCGTCCGCGACCTCGCCCGCCTCCGCACACAGCCACAGGGCTGCCATCGCCTGCCGGTCGGTCTGGGGCGCCCACGGCTGCGTCTTGCGCAGGCTCGACCGCGCACACCGGGCCTGTAGGTCATCCAGCGTCGTCATGGGCCTCCCTGGGCAGCTTCGCGCTGCCGCGTGCGTGGTACACGATCAAGGCCCCGCAGAACACACGCCAACCCGCGTCCAGCGTCTCGCTGTCGATGGCAATTTCGTTGACGTTCTCGCCGTCGATCGGGACGTGAAACACAAGCCCCCCGTCGATGTCCGTCCCGTCCGGATGGCGAATCCATAGGTGCCGATACGCGGCAAGCTGCGGGACCACCTCGTCGTGTGCGTGCTTGCCCGTCTTGAGATCGGCGACGAACCACCGCCCGCCGCGCTCCACGATCATGTCGAGCGTCCCGCCGTAGCCGGGCAGGTCGCCCATGCGCCACGGCACGCTGTCGACGCTGTGGGCGACCTCGACAGCGACGACGCGGTCGCAGGTTGCTTCGATGTGGGCGATGGCCCGCTGCGCACACTCGGCCACCTTCGCCGACTCGGGGTCGGACACGTCGACCACGACGGCCTCGCCGCGGAAGTGCGCCTCGACCATGGCGTGCGCTCTCGTCCCGAGGTCTGCTGCCTTGTCGCGGCGAGCGAATACCGCAGCCCTGCCGAGGATCCTCGCCTGGTCAGGCGGCAGCCCGTTGGCGCACGCATCGGCCGTCGCTTCCGCGGCCACCGTCGCGGCCCATCCAATCAGTGCGGGCTTTTCCAGCACCCCGAGGACGGTGGTGACGCCCGGCAGGCGCTTGCCGTTGGCGTCTTTGTATTGTCGTCGTGGCTTCTTCGTCATGGTGTCTGCCCCTTCATCTCTTTTCGCACTTGGTGGACAAGGTCTTTGTGACAGCCGAGTCGTGTAACGATGGCCGTCGTTTCGACGCCCTTGCGCAGCAGATCAGCAATGCGCTCGCGCTTGGCGGTGTCTGGTTTACGGCCGGTCACGTCGTCTCCCCTTGCGCTTTGGCGATGGCCGCGCGCAGCACGGCCACGTCGTCGGGGGCGAAGTCGACGGTGATGAACTTTGCGAACGGCGGGACGTTCACCCTGTTCTCCCGCTCCATGATGCGAAGCGCGAGCGTGCAGGCCGCACGCAGACGTTCGATCTCCTCTTGCGCCGCGTCCAGTCGCTTTGCCTCGACGCGGGCCGCCAACAGGCGCAGGGCTTCGTCGCGTTCTTCGATGGCGGCGTCTCGCTGCTCGACAATCTTCGCCGTCAGTTCGGCGTCGATGCAAACATGGCAGACAAATTGGGCGCGCTTCACGTCGTCTCTCCCTTCGCCTTGGCGATGGCGGCGACAGCTGCGTGCATTTCCTGCGTCCACGCGGCATATGCCACCGCACTGAAACTGCGAGCCAGAACCTCCAATGCCGCCAGCAGATCAGGCGCGGCGGCGATGAGGTGGGCGTGCTCGGCTCCGCTCGGGTCAGGTTCGACGCCTGCGTGGACGTCGCAGATACAGGCGATGCCGGCGTCATCCCATACGCACCAGCGGCCATCGACAGCTTCGGCAAACCACGGTCCCGGTGTGTGCTTCGTCGTCATGTCGCCCCCTTCGCTTTGGCGATGGCCGCGCGCACCTGCTCGCCGATGATCGTCGCAGTGTTTCTGCTCCATGTCGTCGCAGCTACCGCCTCGCACGCTGCCAGCAGGTCAGGCGCGGCGGCGATGAGGTGCAAAGCCTCGCGATCGCTGTGACTGTTTTGTCCGACGTCGCAGATGTGCGCGCCACAGTAACATGTAATCGTCCAATCAAGATTGCTTGTGTGCCATCCTTTTGAACAAACATGCGCCGTCATGCGTCTCCCCATGTCAACGCGATCTGCACCGCGTACTGTTTCGGCTCACCCTTGCGTTGTTCGTACCGCCACGCGATCGGGCCGCGCGGCCCATCATCGACGCCGAAGAACGCGGCGACCTCGTCGCGGATCGACTTGAACGCGCCCGCAAGGTTGTCGTCGTCGAGCATGCGCGGCGCGATGCGCGCCAGCGTGCATGTCGTCGGCGGCCTCGACAGGATCGGGCGACGGTGCGCGTGCATCGCCCACCCCACCGTGGCCCGTTCCTTCTTCGCGCGTGCTGCCCTGCGGGTCCAGTGAACGCGCGCGTTGAGCGCGGCGCCGAGGCGCAAGCCTTCGATCGGGATCACTGCTGTGATGATCACGACTTGCCCTCCCGTACCTGGCGCCTGATTTTGCGGACCATCGTCAGCCCGCATCCTGCACGTTCGGCAATCACTGTCTCGGTTAGACCGAGCGCGATTAGGCGCAGGATGACCTCGCGCTTACGCTGCTTTTCCATCGACGCTGGGCTCGTCATTCCCACACCCGTACGCTAAGGGCCGGCGCAAGGTCGCCGCCGAAAAGGGCCGCCAGCCGGTCGCAGCAGTAGTCATCGGGGACGGCGCGTTCCTGTTCCCACAGGCAGACCGCTTGGCGCGTCACGCCGCACACGGTGGCGACGTGCGACAAGCTGTAGTTTCTCGCGACCCGCAACGCCGCCAGTCGCTCGCCGTTGAGCCTGATTCGCTTCGGTCCCCTGTACCTGTCGATCACGTCACACCTCGGAAAAAGCGCCCCGACCTTCCGACCGACAGAGCCCGACGACGGAATGTCGTCGGTTTGCCGCGCTCGGGGCCACACGCGGCGGGATGTCACTCGCCCTGCGCGACCTTGCGCCGGGCAAGGAACGCCGGGGCATTCGCCGCAGGCTTCGCCGCAGGCTTCGCCGCAGCGGAACCGCCGACGGTGGGCGCCGCGGGCTTCGGCGCGGTGGGTGCCTGACCGGCGACGGCCTCGCGCCGCTTGATTTTGTTCTTCGCCTCCCACTCGCCCTTGGCTGCCTCGACGTCGACGGCGGCGACGCACTCGCGCTCAAGCATCGGCGCGAGGCTCGACCCGCCCACGCCGTAGGCTGCGAGCATGCGCACGACGTCAGCGCGACCGCGTGCCATGACCTTTCCGTCGGCGTGGGCCACGACGTAGCGCGACCAGATCTTGCGCCCGCGGTACTGCGACTCGTCGTCGCAGATCGTCTCTTCGATGCTCGCCATGATCGTCGTCGGGTTGTTCTTCGACGGCGCCACCTTCGCCGACGTGCACGTCACGCGGTACCGGCCTGGCGGCAAGAGATCGAAGGACGGCGCCTCGACCGTTGCGGTGTCGAACCCAAGATCCATGTCGTCGGTGCCATTGTTGTCGTCGTTCCAGTCGCTCACGTCGTACCTCTGTCGTGTTGGCGCGTGCCTATCTCGCGCGTTCGGCTGGTGGCCCGTGACGTGGGCCAGTCGTTCAACCCGTGATCTTCGCGACGACCGCGCCCAAGTCGGCCGGTTCGTACGCGTCAAGCTTGCCGCTGCGGTCCTTCGCTACCGACTTCCCGTCGGTGGCGGTCAGCAAGTAGCGGCTCGCCACCTTGCCCCCGCTCCCGTCGTCCTCGTCGATGACGACAAGGCGAAAGACCTCGTCGAAGAGATAGGGCAGCGCCTCGCCAAGTTTGGCGCCTGGCATGCCGATGCTGTGGCTGACCCTGCTCGTCGCCTCGTCCTTCGTGCTCGCCAACTTCGCGGAGAAGTACACGCCGCAGGAAAGGTCGCGGAAGGCGCGCATGATCTTGACCATCTCGTCGGACAAGGCGCCGTACGCCTGTCGCGGATCCTTGGTCTTCGCCTTCTCGCTCGACAGCACGACTTCTGCGATCTCGCTCACGCTGTCGAGCACGACCCACGCGTAGCCGTGGTCGCCAGCGCGCAGTTCGGCGTAGACGGCGCGCAGGGCTTCGATGGAGGTCACCTCGACCACGTCGGCGTCGATGTCGGCGCCTGCGAGGGACAGCAGCCCGGCTTCCGCGGAGATGATCAGGATCTTCCCGGTGAGCGACGCGATCAGCGTGGTCTTACCGACGCCAGCGTTTCCGTACACGAGGATCTTTGGTGCGCGGGCATCAATCGCCTCGCGCAGACGAATCTTGAGCGACTGCATGTCAGCCTCCGATCTGGGCAAAGTAGATGTCGACGGGGATGCCGCGTCGGACGGCCTCTCGCATGATGGCGCGACGAAAAGCGGGGCGGAGTGTGGTCCACGACATGATGTGATCTCCCTGTGTTGCTGTGTGTGTCGGTGCTCAGATGCGGGCGGCGAGGGCGACGGCGTCACGCTCGGCGGCGTCGACGGCGAATGCCGGGCGGACTGTGTCGCACTCGGCGACAATGCGGCCGTTGCGGGCGACGAGCGCGCCGTGGCACGTCGTGGCGCCGCGGATGATGCGGATGCGGAGGGTCTTGCCGGACTTCGTGGTGATGGTCGTGGTCTGCATGTCTGCGTCTCCCTGCTTTGCGGCATCGCCGCGTTGGTGAAGTCATCCTAGCGGTGATCTGTTGCCGTGTCAAGCGCTCGCTTGACGAAAATGCAGATCAAGGCTAAGGTGGCGTCACAACGCGGCGCGGGATGGATCTGCGCGTGATCGGGAGGTGATCGGGTGAAGCTACGGGACTACCAACAAGCCGCGGTCGACGCGGTGCTCAAGTATTGGGAGCGCGGCGGAATGCACCCGCTCGTCGAGGTGCCCACGGGCGGGGGCAAATCTGCGATCCTCGGCGAGCTTGCCCGCGTCGTCGTGCAGGACTGCGGCGGGCGTGTGGTGATCGCCACGCATCGCGCCGAGTTGATCGAGCAGGACGCCGCGGCGTGTCGGTGGATCTGGGGGGAGCGTGCTCCGGTGGCGATCTGGTCCGCGTCGCTGGGCCAGCGAGGCACAGCACCGATCACCGTCTGCGGCGTGCAGACCGTGGCGAAGAAGGCGCGCGACTTGGGCGTGGTCGACGTGCTGATTGTCGACGAGGCGCACCTCATCCCCCCGGATGGGGACGGGCAGTATCAGACGCTCGTGCGTGGCCTGCGCGAGATCAATCCCGCGCTACGGGTCGTGGGGCTGACTGCCACGCCGTACAGGCTGTCACAGGGCTACCTTACCCAAGGCGACGGGGCGCTATTCACGTCGATCGCCTACCGTGTCGACGTGGCGAGCCTGATTGCGCAGGGGTATCTCGCGCCGCTGGTGACGGGTGCGGTCGGGGCGCAGATCGACACCGACGCCCTGTCCGTGCGGGCGGGGGAATTCGCCGCGCGAGACCTCGAGCTTGCCGCGGACGTGGCCACCGTGACCGAGCGCGTGGCCGATGACGTCACGGCGGCGCTCGACAGTGGGCGCACGTCGGCGTTGCTTTTCGCGTGCAGCGTGCAGCACGCGCACCATCTGGCCGCGGCGGTGCAGGCCCGAGGACGTGAGGCGCTTGTCATCACGGGCGACACCGAGCCTGTGGTGCGATCTGCGATCATCGGTCGTTTCCGTCGGCGTGCCCTGCCGTGCCTCGTCTCCTGCGACGTGCTGACGACGGGATTCGATGCGCCCGTCGTCGACGTGCTCGCGATAGTGCGCGCCACCTTGTCGCCGTCGCTGTACGTCCAAATTGTCGGGCGCGGAATGCGCCCCGCCGAAGGGAAGACCGACTGTCTGGTGCTTGACTACGGCGGGAACATCGCAAGGCACGGTCCCGTCGACGAGGTCAGGATCAAGCCCAAGACGGGCAAGGGTGGCGGCGAGGCGCCCGTGAAGACGTGCGCCAACTGTGCCGCCGAGCAACCGGCGTCGGCGCGGATGTGTAGCGAGTGTGATTGCGAGTTTCGCCCACCGGAGAAGCGGGCGAACGAGCAGGCGTCGTCTCTGCCCGTGCTGTCGACAGGAGCGATTGACGGCAGGCGCGCCACGTCGGCGAGGCACGCGGTGGGGAACGTGGAATTCTTCGTCCACAAGAAGCGCACGGGTGGCGGGCCACCTACGGTGCGCGTCGACTACTACGCGGCCGAGCCGCCGGATGCGTCGTCGGCGTGGGTGCCGACGAAGATCGCAAGCGAGTGGATCTGCGTCGAGCACGAGGGCTTCGCCGCCGCGAAAGCCTCGACGTGGTGGGCGCGGCACGTCGGGACGAAGATGCCTTCGACGGTGGCCGAAGCCGTCGAGCGACTGAAAGCGGGCGAGATGCGGCGCGTGGTGTCGATTGAGACCAAGCCCGATGGCGACTACACGCGCGTCGTGCGGCTAGTGCAGGAGGCAGGGCGGCAGCCTGGCGCAGATGACGACGCGGGCGATGCGCCTGCGACGACGGAGACGGAAAAGCTAGCCGACCCGTTCAATGGCGACGATCTGCCCTTCTGAAAAGAAAAAAGCCCGGCGTGAGCCGGGCGCATCGACGAGGGAGAGACGGCGACGCGTGACGAGCATAGCGCATGGCGTGACAGCCGCAAGGGTGCGCGGTAGGATGCGATTCGGAAGCGGTGGGGACGCCGCAAGGAGGATAGGTGAAAATCAGCGAATTCAAGAACGCGAAGGCCGTTCGGCCTGAGCTTGTCTCTATTTCCGTCGACGACTTTGAGGCGCGCTGCCGTGCGTTCGTCGAAAAGCCCTTGGTGCGGTCGCCCGTCGAGGACGAGGTCAAAGATCGACCGGGCGAGGCGGAAAACATCTACCGGCACGCCGAGACAAAAGAGCGTGGCGCGGCGTTCGCCCCTGTCGTGCTCAAGGCAGGCACGACGCGCAAGGCAGCCAACGTGGTCGAGGTCCACGCATTCGTCGCCGACCTCGACGACGTAGGCGACGACGTGGTGGATGGCATCCTGCGCACACTGGAATCGGCTGGGGTGCGGCACTGGGGCTGGACCACGTTCGGGCATGGCTGGAAGCACCCGCGCGGCGCATGGCGCATCGTGGTGCCTTTTGCGGCGCCCGTCGTCGTCGAGGATACGCCCGGCCTGTGGTTGGCCGTCTGGTCGCGCATCGGCGAGGCGCTCTTTCGTGGTGCCGTCGACGGCTCGACGAAAGACGCCTGCCGGCTGCACTTCTACGCAGGCGCGCCGCTGATCGTGGGCACACTTGAGCGCGGTTGGTGGGAGAATGACGCGCCGCTGTGGACCTCCGGCGGCGTCGAGGTGCTCGACCCGACGGCAATCGTCGAGGACGCGCGCGCGAGCCTTGCCGCGACGGTGGCGGCGAACGCAGCGCGACCGAAGACGTCAATCGCAGCGGAGGCGATGACCGAGGCCGAAGCCGTGCGCCAGTGGGGCGCGGCGACGCTCGCGCGCGAGCTTGGCAAGCTCGGCGCCGTGCCCGACAAACAAAAGCACGACGCGCTGCTGCGCACGGCGCGCCTGCTCGGTGGATACGTCCCCCACGCGCTGTCAGAGGGCGAGGTTTTTTCCTCGCTCGTGGGCGTGCTGGGCGTGTGGCGGGCGCAGGGAAAAAGGGTGGGGCCGCAGGCGAAAGACGAGGCCACGATCCGCGACGGGATCAACCACGGCAAGGGCGATCCGATCTGGCCGAAGTCGCGCGAGCTTGACCGCTACCTCTACACGCTCGACGACGTCGACGAAGAGATCCTCGCGCGCGTCAACGAGTGGGCCGATAGGGCGGCGGCGGGAGAAGATGTCAACGCGGACGACGTCGAGGGCGAGGACGTCAACGACGCCGAGGGCGAGGACGAAAAGAAAACCCCGGCGGGGGACGACGCCGGGGTCAGGTTGCGTCTTGTCCAAGGAGGACCGGACACGGCGCGAACGGTGGAAAAGGTATCACCCGACATCGTGGCGGACAAGCTATGGGCGCGCTTTGCGGCACTTCCGGGGATACCGGGGCTTTTTGCGCGCGAGATGGAAGCGCGCGTCGACTATCGACAGCCTGGATTGATGCTCGGCGGCGGGCTCGCGCTTTGCTCGATTCTCGGCATGCGTCGATTCGTCTTCGAGGGCCTGACGTCTGGCATCGTGGTGTGCTCCGTAGCAGGCACGTCGACGGGCAAGGGCGCGCCGCAGGATCTCGTTGTCGCGGTGCTGAAGCAGACATGGGGCGCCATTCTTGGACCCGATGATTTCGTGTCGTCGGCGTCTTTCCTCGCCGGGCTCGAAGAGGCGGTCAAGGCGCAGATCGGGCAAGCCTACGTCGTCGACGAATACGGGCCGCAATTGAAAGTGATGCTGAACGACCACAACGTCGCGATGGGCGCACTGCGCGGCGCGTTGCTCAAGATCACGTCGGCGAACACGAAGACGCTGTCTTTCGCGAAGCCGCAGGGGCAGGGCGGCGGAAAGCGCGAGATGATTGCGCCCACGATTGTGCTCTACGGGTCGACGACGCCGGAGGCGTTGCATGATGCGCTGTCATCGCTGTCGACGCGCGATGGATACATGGGCCGGCATGTGTGGTTCACCGATCTATCGGTGCTGCCGCGATTCAATCGCGCGGTGAAGCGCGGGCCGATCGATCCGGCGTTGGTGGCTGCGGTCGACAAGGCGCGCGAAGCGCACCAAGCGTGGATCTCGCGTGTGCCGTCCGATGGCGTGTCACTGTACGTCCCCGACGAAGTCACGATCGATCCGGCGGCGGCTGAATTCCTGCTCAACTTTCGCGAGGCATGCGACGAACGGCGGCGGAAGCAGACCGACGAGATGGTCGAGGGCAGCACGGGCCGCACGGCGGAGCAAGCGAAGCGCATCGCGCTTGCGCTTGCCGTCGCCAGCGACACGCGCGGCGGCATCCCACGGATCGATCTCACGATCATCCGGCTGGCCTGCGACATCGCGGAGCACAGCGCGACCGTGATCGAAAAGCACCTGGCGTCGCAGGCGGGAGGCGCCGACCCGTGGGAACGCAAGGTAGCGAAGGTGCGCCGCGCGGTGGCGCGCCTGAGCGACCGCGGCGAGGCGTTGACGCGGTCAAACCTCATGCGGTCGGCCAACCTCGGCGCCGACGGCGTGCAAGACGTGCTGATCTTCTGGAAGGAGAGCGGGCAAGAGGAGCGGTACGGCACGGCTGGCTTGCTCAAGGTGAAGACGAAGGCGCCGGCCGGGGCGAGGGACGGTGAGGGATGAGCGCCACGATGTCGCCCGATCAACGGCGGGCATACGATGGGATCTTGGCGTGGTCGATCGACAAGGGCAGCGACGAAGACGCCACGCTTGCGGGCTATGCCGGGTGTGGAAAGACGTTCACGCTTGCGCAAGTGGCGCAGGAGTGGCGGCGACGCGGCGTGCGCGTGGCGTGGGTGGCACCGACCGGAAAGGCGGCGCTCGTGCTACGCGACACGCTGGCGCGCTACGGCGTCGACGCCGAAGTGTCGACGATCCATCGGGCATTTCTTCATCCGGTCAAGGACGATGAAGGCAAGTTGCGATGGAGGCAAAAGGTTGACGCGGATGTGCCCGATGTCGTCGTCGTCGACGAGGCGTCGATGCTCACAGAAGACGTCTGGTTGCTCGTCAAGGCGCGCGCGGCCGGCGCAAAGTTTCTTTACGTTGGGGACCATTTCCAGCTTCCCGCAATCGGCAGAAGCGCGGGCGTCATGGCGCATCCGACGTGGAAGCTTGAGACAATTCACCGTCAAGAAGAAGAAAGCCCGATCCTGCGCTTTGCGTCGCTTGTCCGCACCGACTCAATCGGCGCGGCGCTGTCCTACGCCATGAGTCTCGGTGGCGAACCAGAAAGCTCGGCGCCGCTGGTTTGCCTTCGCGGCGGGCAGATGCATGCCAAAGGGTCCGAAGCGGCCGTGCGCTGGACCTACGGCGACGGCGACGGGATGATCATAGTCGGGACGAATCGGCAGCGCGTGCACATCAACCGGCTTGCGCGGCGCGTATTGCGGGCCAGCGGGCGCGATGACGTCATGCCCGAAGCGGGCGACGTGATGATGGTTTTGATGAACAGCCCGAAGCATGGCGTGGTCAACGGCGAGCTTGTGCGCGTGGATCGGTTTCGCGACTTCGATCCTGGTCACGTTTGCGTGGTTAGCTATGCACGAACACCGCTGGCGCTCGTCGACGAAACCGACAAAGCGGTGCTCGACAACTACAGAGATCAGATCATCGAAGACGACCGCATGGCCATGCGGCTACGCGCGGCGGGCACGCCGCCTGGATGGGATGACTGCAAGAAGCGCGACGACCTGATCATGACCTACGGGTGGGCGCTGACGTGCCACAAGTCGCAGGGATCACAGGCCCGGCGGGTGCTCGTCGACCATGACCGCATTATCGGCAAGACCGACGAGGAGCAGCGACGGTGGCTCTACACCGCAGCGACGCGGGCGCAGGCTTGTCTGCGCCTTGTGCGCGGCCTGCGGGCGTGGTAGAATGCTCGCCATGTGTCCCCTCCTCATGCCTAAGACTGTTGTCAAGGGCGAAGATTGTCGGCGGTCCTCACCCCAGTAGGGGGTGCGGCAAAAAACCGCCTTCATCTTCATATGGGGGGTACATGTTGGTGGCGGGGTATAACCCCCACTATGAATATGAAGAATTTTCTTCTTGGATATATCCGAGAGGGTAGGTCTTTTTTTCAACCTGAGATCAAGTAGAAAAGACGCCCTCTTGCCCGGCCTGCGCGCCCTCGGGCGCAGCTTGCCGGCCACGCTGTGCAGCCCGTGGCGCATTCTGGCGTGCGCTGGCCTGCGGGACGGGCAAGCGGGCAGGTGGGCGGCTGGCGGGGCCTGCGGGGCGGCTGGCGCGCCCTCCCGGTGATCCCTGGTCACGCCCGCGTGCCTTGCGTGATCTGCAAGGCAAAACGTTTTGCTTTAGCGCCTGATCTGCTCTTTCGTGGCTTTGCATAGACGCGCGGCGCACTGGAAGCAGGCACCATGGCTCTGGTGCTCAACGCCGCAGCGAAGGTGCGAGCGGAAGCGGAAGCAGCGCACGAAGCAAGCTTGACGAGCGAAAACGAGCTGCGCGCTGCGGCACTTGAAGTTCGCAGGCTCACAAGGGTCTGACTTGCGCGCTACGCAGCGCCGCGCTACACCTCGACGGCAAGCGCGGTTCACGGATGGCGGCGGGGGCATGGTGCCCCCGTCGTCGTTTGTGGTAGGCTGGTTTTCAGGTCAACGAAAAACAAGGAACGTGCCAGCGTGGCTTTCGTCAAAGGCAAATCCGGCAATCCCGGCGGTCGGCCGAAGCTTCCGGCTGGCGTGATGACGCGCGCCGAAGCCCTCGCGGCGTTCGCCTCGCTTGTGCCCGACGCGTTCGAGGCGCTGCGGGGGTGCCTGAAAAGCGACGACGAGAAGGTGCGCCTTCGGGCCGCCGAGCTTGTCCTTGAGCGTCACTTGGGCAAGGTCGCCGAGGCGCAGCCGGTGCAGGATGACGCGGGCAAGGTCGACACGGTTGATTTTGTGCCGGCGGTCGTGACGACGACGGCGGCGGAATGAGGCAGCCTGTCGAAGACGGGATCGGGACCATCGTGCGCGGCGACGTGGTCGTGCTCGTGCTCGGGTCGACGCGCACCGAGATGAGCGCCGATGCCGCGCGCGCGGTGGCGACGCTGCTGCTGACGAGCGCGGACCTCGCCGAGGGGCACGAGGCCAGCGAGGTCGACGCAGACGAGCCGACGACCTACGACCGAGGCGATGCGTGACTGCCCGTGGCGTCGCGCAATTCGGTCAGCGGCACCTCGAGGTGCTGGCCGACCGAGGGCCGGGCATCCGCGTGGTGTCGGGCGGGTATGGATCGGGCAAGACCAGCCTGGGCGTGGCGTTTTTGCTTGACTTGGGGTTGCGCGAGGGCCACGCGGGCCCGATCCTCGGGTGTGAGCCGACCTATCCGATGGTCCGCGACGTGATGGAACGGTCGATCGCGGAGAACCTTGACCGCTGGGGCGTTCCCTATCGGCACTGGAAGCAGGCCCACATTTTCGAGGTGGGCAGGGCGCGCAAGTTTGAGGTGTGGTGCCGCAGCCTCGACAGGCCGCGCTCGACGGAAGGGATCAACGCCGTCGGGGCGTGGATCGACGAATGGGAGCTTTGCGACGTCGAGGCGCTTGTACCCGCCATGCAGCGCGTGCGCGTAGGTGGCGCACTGGAGACGCTGCTCACCGGCACGCCCGAGGGCTACGGCCCGGCGTACGAGCTCGTGCTGGCGAAGCCGGCGCCGACGACGCGGGCGTACATCATCCGCACGCGCGACAACCCGTTCCTGCCGCCGTCGTACATCGACGACAGCCGCGCGCGCTTGGGCACCGACGAGGCCATCGCCGAAAAACTGGAAGGCCAGCGCACCGCGCGTGGTGGGCGGGTCTATGCCCGGTTCGCCCGGCAGACGCACGCCGTCGCGCCCGCGGTGGTCAAGCCTGGACGCGGGCGCCTCGCCGTCGGCTGTGACTTCAACGTGCGCGCGATGCAGTGGATCATCGCCGAGATCGACGACGAGCGCCGCGTTGCCCACGTCGTGGGTGAAGTGATCAAAGACGGCGGGACGACGACAGACGAGCACGCCGAGCGCGTGGCCGCGTGGATCGGGCGCTACATGGAGCGCACGCGCGGGCGGCGGTACTCGCGCGACGAAATCGCCAAGATGAAGATCAGCGCCTACGTCGACGCATCAGGCACCGCGCTCAAGTCGACGTCGTCGCTGTCCGATGTCCACCTGCTGCTACAGGCGGGATTCCGCCCTGTGCATGGCAGCCGCAACCCGCCCGTGCGCGACCGCGTCAACACCCTGAACGTGCTCTTTCGTGACCGGCGGATCACCGTCGACGGCGACACCTGCCCGACCTTGGTCAAGGCGCTTGAAACGCAGGCCTACGACCGCAGTGGCGAGCCGGAGAAGAAGACCGGCGCGGCCGACGTGTCGCACATCGTCGACGCGCTCGGGTACCTGGCGCACTGGCAGTGGCCCGTCGACCGGCCGGGCGCGTCGTCGACGGTGCGTGCGTCGACCGCGCTCGACGAGTGGGGCGCCGTCGGCTGAGGTGGACGGTAAGTTTGGAAA